ACCCCCTAGAGTGCATGAAACAAATTAAAGATTTAAAACCTGTATTACATCTTAAAAAAAACAATTACATTTACAGGTATGTATTAGTAGACAGATTTCAAAATGATGGTAAGAATCATTATGGTTTTGACACTAAACAAGAAAAGACAACAGAAGAAATTTTTGCGTTAAAAAGTAATAGACAAATCAGACGTAAATATATAATAAGGAAGTAATATGGCATCAGTAGTAGGAATATGTAATGGAGCATTAAATCAACTGGGAGCTACAACAATACTTTCATTAACAGAAGATTCAAAAAACGCTAGACTTTGCAATACTAGATATTCAGAAGTAAGAGACGCAGTATTTAGATCACACCCTTGGAACTGTTTACAAACAAGAGTAGAACTACCACAATCAACTACAACTCCTGCTTGGGGTTTTAAATTTCAATATGACTTACCCGGTGATTGTTTAAGATTACTTAGAATATTAGAATATGATTCAGATCATAAAGTAGAAGGAAGAAGTATTTTATCTAATAGTGAGACTATGAAAATTTTATATATCTCAAGAGTTACTGACCCAAATCAATATGATGAATTATTAAGAGAAACTTTATCTTCAGCATTAGGTGCAGACATTGCTTATGCAATTACATCTAATAATACTACTTCACAAAATATGATTGTATCATACCAAGAAAAATTAAGAGACGCTAGATTTGTAGATTCAACAGAAGGATATAATGTTAATCCGGATAATGGAATGACAGATGTTGTTGGTGCTGATACCTTCATTAACTCAAGATATTAATAATGGCTAGAGTAGCTGCACAACTTACAAACTTCACAGCAGGTGAATTATCTCCACGTTTAGATGGAAGAAATGATTTAGCAAAATATTCAGCAGGATGTGCAACTGTAGAAAATATGGTTATCTATCCTCATGGAGCTGCTGCTCGTAGACCCGGAACACAATATGTTGCTTCAGTAAAAACACCAGCTAACAAAACAAGATTAATACCTTTTGAATTTTCAACTGAACAAACTTACATATTAGAGTTTGGCAATCAGTACATAAGATTTTATAGAAACAATGGTCAAATAGAATCTGGTGGATCACCTTATGAAATATCTACACCTTATTTAACAGCAGAATTATTTGATATTAAATTTGCACAAAGTGCTGATGTTATGTATCTTACGCACCCCAATCATCAAACTAGAAAATTATCAAGAACAGGTCACACATCATGGACTTTAGCTGCAGTTGAATTTACTAATGGTCCATACTTAGATACAAATACAACAGCAACAACAATGACAACTTCTGCTCATACAGTTGGAACTGGAAGAACTTTAACAGCTAGTGCAGTTACAGGAATTAATAGTGGCTCTGGATTTTTAGCAACTGACGTTGGTAGACAAATTAGATTTAGAGATGGTTATGGAATAATAACAGCTTTTACAAGCACTACAGTTGTAACAATTGAAATTTTAATAGATATGGGATCAACAAGTGCTTCTACTGATTGGTCATTAGGATCATTTTCTACAACAACAGGTTTTCCATCTTGTGTATCTTTCTTTGAACAGCGATTAGTTTTTGCTGCAAGTATTAATAATCCACAAACAGTTTATTTTTCTAAATCTGGTGATTATGAAAATATGGATGCCAACATTGGTGGAACTGTTGCAGATGATGATGCTATTATTTATACAATCGCATCTAATCAAGTAAACGCAATTCGTTTTTTAACTTCTGCTAGAACTTTAATTATAGGTACTGCAGGGGGTGAATTTGTTGTGTCTGGCGGTGGTGACAATAGTCCCATAACCCCTACAAACATTATGATTAAAAAACAATCCAATCATGGTGCTGCAAACGTAGATGCAATATCAGTTGGTAATGCAACATTATTTTTACAACGTGCTAAAAGAAAAATTAGAGAACTAGCTTATAACTTTGATGTTGATGGTTATATTGCTCCAGACTTAACTATCCTTGCAGAACATATTACCGAAGGTAATGTTGTTGAAATGGCTTATCAAGAAGAGCCTTTAGCAATTATATGGTGCGTTAGAGGTGATGGTCAATTAATTGCATTAACTTATCAAAGAGAACAAGAGGTAGTTGCTTGGCACAGACATATTATTGGTGGTGTATTTGGAACTGGTGATGCAGTAGTTGAAAGTGTTGCAGTAATTCCAACAGACGATAGTGAATATGAATTGTACATGATTGTTAAAAGAACTATTAATGGTGCAACTACAAGATATGTAGAATACTTACATACATTTAACTTTGACCAAACAGATAATACTTCATTTAATTATTTAGATTCTCAATTAGATTTAAGTAAATCACAAACAACTTTAACTGCTGGTATTAGTGCTACAGATACAACTATTCCTGTTGCTTCTATTTCTGGATTATCAGCTTCTGGTAAAATAAAAATTGGTGGAGAAATAATTTCATATGCAGGTATATCAAGTCTTAATTTAACAGGATGTACAAGGGGTCAAAATATAACTACAGCAACATCTCATACTTCTGGAGATACTGTAAAAGAAGTTGTAAATATTATAGCTGGATTAGATCATTTAGAGGGACAAACAGTTTCTATATTAGTAGATGGTGCAACTCATCCAACTAAAGTAGTTGCTAGTAATCAAATAACTTTAGATAGATTTGGAACAGATGTTAAGGTTGGTTTAAGTTATACATCAATATTAAAAACTATGAGAATAGATGCTGGTTCACAAGATGGTACTTCTCAAGGTAAAACTAAAAGAATATATGAAGTTACTGCTAGACTATTTGAAACAGTTGGTGTTGAAGTTGGACCAGACTTAAACAATATGGAAAGAATACCATTTAGAACTTCTGCTGATCCTATGGATCAAGGTATTCCACCATTCACAGGAGATAAAGAAGTAGAATTTAGAGGAAATTATGATACAGATGGTTTTATGATGGTAAGACAAACGCAACCTTTGCCTTTAACACTCTTATCATTATACCCAAGATTGGTTACAAATGATGGATAATAAATTGCATATAACACCTTATACAAAAGAACATGGAAGATTCATATTATCTTGTCAAATGAATCATAAAATTTTAGAAGCTGATTCAGAATATATAAAAGTTATGGGTGATGCTCAAAACTTAGAACAAGATCATTTAGCTTTTACAGGTATCGTAAATAATAAACCTATCTTTGCAGCAGGTATGAAAATGATTTGGGGTCAAGTTGCTGAAGGTTGGGTTATTGCTACAGATGAAATGTGGAATCATCCATTAGGAGTTGCTAAAGCAATTAAAAAAGATTTTGCTAGAGTTGCAAAAGAACATAATATAAAAAGAGTTCAATCTGGAATTAGAAAAGATTTTAAAGAAGGCATAAGATTTGCCGAATGGTTAGGATTAGAAAGAGAAGGCTTAATGAAAAACTGGGGATTTGACGGATCAGACCAATACTTATATGCGAGGATATTTTAATGGGAACAGCCGCACCAATGATTTTTACAGGAGCAATGGGAGCAGCTCAATACCAAGCTCAAGGTAAAATTGGTAAATACAATCAAGCAGTTAATAATAGAAATGCTGCAGTTCTTGAAGGTCAAGCAGATCAATTAGAAGCAAAAGCAGAATTTGATATTGCACAATTTCAAAAAGATTTTAAAAAATTAGAAGGTGAAACAACTGTTGCTCTTGCTAAATCTGGTGTAGAACTTGGAACGGGTAGTGCTTATAATATAGAACTTTCAAATGCTTATGAAGCAAAATTACAAGAAAATTTAATTAGATATAATTCTCAAGTTGCTGCAGCAAATAAAATGGAAGAAGCAAACTTTGCAAGAATTAGAGGTACAATGGCTAGAAATGATGCTAAGATGGCTCAAATAGGAACAGTAGCACAAACAGGATCAAGTCTATTTTCAATGATGAATAAACCTAAAGGAACTGTATAATGCCAAAAATACCTACATTTGAAGCAAAAGGATCAATAGAACAATTAGCAGGTACTACAACTAATATTCAAATGGGTTTAAATAATACTCTTGCTAGTGCTTTAGCACCTGTAACAAAAGCTGTTGTTGATTTTAAAGTAAAAGAAAATGCAGCACAAAACCAAGCAGAAGCATTAAGATTAGAAAATGATTTTATTACTGATATGCAATCAGTTACTCAAACAATTAAAACTGATCCAAAATATGCGTTAAACAAAGATGCAGCAAATGCATATTTAAAAGAACAATCAAATGCTTTTATAAAAAAATATCAATCATTAGCTACCAATGGAAATGTACAAGATAAGTTTTCTAATTATGCTTTAGCTGAAACACAAAAAACAATTTTTAAAACTGATACTTTAATATCAAATAATATTTTAGCAGATTTAAATAATGGTTACGCAAAACAAAAAGAAAATTTAATGACAACAGCCTTTATGGATAAAGGTATTGATATGGCAACATTAAAAACAAGTTTAGAAAAATTAGCTATAGATACTTATAGTTCTCAAGTATCTCCACCAGAACTAGATAAATTGTTAGCTACTATTCCACAAGAAATTGATTTAATGGTTGGACTTCAATCTGTAAGCCAAACTCCATCAAAAACATTTGAATTATTAAAAGATAAAAATTATTTACCAAGCATAACAACAATACAAAGACAAGATTTACAAGAAAAAGCTAAAGCTATTTTAAGACCACAAATACGAACAGAATTTAAAAATTATGTTGATGCTAGAGCAGCTGGTAAAGAACCAGCAAGATTTGATGTAGAAAAAATAAATGAAATATTTACAGAACCAGAAGCACAAAAAATAATGGTTGTAAAAGAAATGGCAGATAACAATGCTGACAATATTATTTTTTTTCACACTTTAAAAAATGACGATATAGATTTTAATTTAAAAGCAATGATAGAAGAAAACAATGCAACATTACCCGGTGATCTTGCAAAAGAATCAAATGAATTTTTAATTCAATCAGCTGAAAATATAAAATTAAACAGACAAGATAATCCTGTTAAATATATAATAGATACAAACCCAGATATTGAAAATGAAATAATAAATGTATCAAATATGTCTGCAGCATTTGCAGCACCCAATCAATATGAAACTTCTGCTATGGATGAAGCTCAATTAAATTTAACAGAAAGAATAATAGAAGAGCAAAAATTATTAGGTATAAAAAATATAAAAGTTATGACAAATGAACAATCACAATCATTTGTTGCAAGTTATAATGAAGCTGCAAAACTTTCAGATGGAGATAAACTAAATGGTATGATGCTTAGTTTAGCTTCTAATTATGGTGATAACGAAGGTCTTGCAATACAACAATTAAGAGCAGATGGTTTACCTTTTGGTGCAACTGTTTCTTCCGGTTTAGCAAATTCTGTACTTGCAGAAATAGCTCTTTCATTTGATACAAAAGAGGAAAAAAAAGAAATAAAAGAATATTTAAAAACAAACGATATAAAAATTGATGAAATGAAAGAAGAAATAACTGATGGAGTTTCAGATTTTATGAACATTGTATTAAGAAATACACCAAACGATAGCAGCGAATCATTAACAAAAACAAATGAAATAAAAGAATTTTTAACTTTTGTTGCAGCACAAAAAATGATTGGTAATCCAGAAATGGAACAAAGTGAAGCTATACAATTTGCTGTAGATAGTTGGAACAACAATTTTGTTTTAACAGACACTTATTATATTGGTAAACAACAAGGTGATAGAGTATTAAATTTAAATGAAACAAATAGAATACAAGACACTACAGACCTTTTAAGAACATATTATTTAGATGAACTTGATGTTGTAGCTTTTCAATCAAATATTGAAGATGATCCAGTAGTATTATCAAATAAAATGCGTTCTCAAATGTCTATTAATGGAGAGTGGAGAAATACTGCAGATGGAGAAGGTGTAATTTTTGGCATTGTTCTTGATAATGGTTTTGCACCAGTTATAAATAATAAAGGAGAACAAATAATTTTTAAATTTGATGACAGGTCTGGTCTTGTTCCCGGAACAGATATTGTTATAGATTTTGATGTAGGATTTAATGAACCAGAAAATACTCCTGCTACTATGTTAATTGATACTTTTGAAAAAGCAAATCAACTTGCTAGAGATGAAGGTATAACCTATGAAGAAGCATTGGAAAAAATAAGAAAACCAGACATTCCAAATATTGAATTTGATGATGGAAAAAAAAACTCTAAAATTTCAATAGATGACCAATCATCAAAAACAGATTTTAGTATAATTTCAAAAGCTAATGCTGGAGAAATTAATTTTAGTGTTGGAGAAAGAGTTATATTAGGAGATAATATTACTAATGAAAATTCTAATAAAAATTTACAAAAATTTATAACTGCTGTGCGTGATGTAGAAAGTGGTGGTGGAAAAAATACATACAATAAATCTACAACTGCTGCAGGAGATTTTCAATTTAAAATGCTAACAAAAGATAAAAACAAAAAAGGTTCTGCATTTCAAACAGGGTTACAAAGAATAGAAAATTTATATAAAGCTAAAAATCAAACTATTCCAAATTGGGTCAAAAAAGCCAGAGATCATAATGATCCTAGAAAATTAACTAAAAAACAACAAGAAGAATTATTTTTAATTAATCTTCAACAACAAAAAGGAACTGATGCTTTAATTAAAGCAATGTTAAGTGGAGATATGAATAAAGCAATGAGGTTATATGCTGAATTTCACCATACTAATTTAAATGTTTTAGATGATAAAGAAATAAATAAAAAATTTAATAAAGCATATAAATAATATGGCACAATTTGGATTTGGATTAAACACAGTTAAGACAGCACAGGAAACTGGTTATGATAATTACAAAACAAGTTTGTTTGAATCATTAGGAGCAGTAGCTGCAGATAACTGGAATTTTAATCCTGTAATGTCTTTATTCAATATATTTGGTTCTGACACATTTAATATAGATGGTATTGTACCAGCAGCAAAAAAATCAAGAGAAGCAGGTTTAATTCCTAGAGATAAAAATTTATTAAATGAAGAATATAGAGATTTAGGATTATATTTTGAAAGAAACGAATATCAATCAGTTGTTGATATTATGGTTGATAGAAAAAAAAAAGAAAGAGAAAGACAAAGTATCATGGAAAGAGGTCCAAAAGGTTCTTGGAATCCTTTATCTGGTGGATTTTATGTTGGTGCTGCAAAACTTGCAGTAGGTATTGGTACAAGTTTTCTTGATCCTATAAACATTGGAGCTTCTTTTATTCCTATTTATGGACAGGCTAGATTTGCTAGGTCTATTGCTAAAGCAAAAGGAATGGGTGAAAAATCTGCAAAAGCATTTAGAAGAACAAGATTAAAAAGAGGTGCTATAGAAGGAGCAGGTGGTGCTTTACTTATAGAACCTCTTGTTTATGGAGTAGCACAAAGAATACAAGCTGATTACGATATATATGATTCTTTTTTAAATGTTGCATTTGGTACAGTTATTGGTGGTGGACTTCATGTAGGTGCTGGTAAATTAAAAGACATGAATACCAATGCAAACTTTCAAGCAAGAATTAGAATAAACAGAGAAAATTTAAGTAAAGGTGATGATGGAAAACCAGAAGTAGATTTATACAAAGAATATTATCCAGATGAAGTAGTAAATGAAATGATGAGATTAGATCAAATGGATTCAGAAACTAGAAAATTATTATTACAAAAAGGTATAGGGGATATGATGTTAGATGAACCTGTAAACTTAGGTCCAATCATAAACGCTGATCCTACACTTAATGGTACATCAACTAAAGAACTTGACTTACAATTAATAGGAGCAAAAAAAAATCTTGAAATAATTAAAAAACAAACACAAGAAATAATTAAAGATGGTGGTAAAGTAAATAAAATACATTTACAAAAAGCAATTAAAAAATACAATGATTTATTAGCTAAAAGAAAAAAATTAATAAAAACTACTAAAACAGAACCTGTAATTACTGATCCAGTAGTTAATCGTAAAAAAATTTCTAAAGAAATGCCTTCTGAATCTCCACAAAAAATTATTACTAATGAGGATGTTCAATTAAAAACTGCTGAAGAAAGATTGGTTAAATTAAGAACAAAACAAAATGATGCTGGACTACCTTTGGAATTTACAAATAAAAGTACAGGTCAAAAAGATGCTACATTAAAAGAAGCAGACGAAGCATTGGAAGAAGTTAATTCTAAATCTGATGACATAGAAGCTGGTATAGCTGATTATATTAATTGTACAAATGGAAATAACTAATGGCTAAAAGTAGTTGCTCAACAAGAATATTAAATTTAATAAAAAAATCTTCTATTAAATCTGTAGATCAACAAGATTTAATTGACAAAATTAATATTGCTGTACTTGAAGCTAAAAAAACTAATTTAGATCAAGTAGATATAGATAAAATTAGTAAAGAAGTTACTGAACAAATAAAAGCTCAAAAAAAAATTAATAAAATTAATGCTGTCAATGATGAAATATTAGTAAGAAAAAAAGTACAAGAACTTATAGAAACTTTTGATGGTGATGAACAAGAGGGTTTAATAGCTTTGTTGGTTGGATCAAACAGATTAACATTAGGTGCAAGATCATCTGTTGGTGTTGCTCAAAATGCTGCACAAGGTCAATTAGTAGCTTCATTTGATGCTGAAGTTACTGCTAATGGTTTAGATGGAATGTTTGATAAAGCGGATGCAAGACTTCAAGAAGAACTTGCAATAACACAACAACAAATTTCTGAAGGAATGGAAGTAACAACTAAAAATCCAGATATAAAAAAATTAGCAGAAATAATGGAAAAACATTCTGAATTAACTAGACAAGCATTAAATGCTAGAGGAGCAAACATTCCTAAAATGTGGGGATATGTTGTAAGACAATCTCACGATCAATTTAATGTAAGAGCCGCAGCAAATAGATTGGGTAAAAATGTAGATGATATAATTGCTGATCCAAGTTTAAAAGGTACAGATATAAATTATAATAAAAATTTTACTGCTTGGAAAGATTTTATTATGCAATATTTAGATGGAGATAGAACATTTGGTAACACAGATAATATTGATTCTTTTTTAATGAACTCATATAATTCTTTAGTTGGAAATAAAATACAAGTAGCTGATGGAGCTAGTGGAGTATTTGGAAGTAATAGTGTTACAAAAGGAATTTCAAATAAAAGAGTATTACATTTTAAATCTGCAAAAGATTGGTATGCCTATAATGAAAAATTTGGCACAGGATCATTAAAAGAAACTTATTATAGTGGTCTAATGACAGCAGGAAGAAATATAGGTATGTTAGATACATTGGGAACAAAACCTAAAGAAAATTTTGAAAAAATTAGAGTTGCTATTTCAAATAGAATGTTAGCAAATAAAAGAAGTACAGAAAGTTTATCAAGCTATAGACAATTTGAAAAATTTATGAATGTTGTAGATGGAACTGTTTATACTTTTGATGGTGGAAAAAATGGATTTGCAGTAGCAAAATGGTCTGCAATAGCAAGAGCTGTAGGTAATGTTGCAAAACTAGGTGGTGCAGTAATTTCTGCTGCTGCTGATATAGGCATCTACGCTTCAGAAATGAAATATCAAGGTAGATCATTTTTAGGTGGTATGGGTGAAGCTATGGGTGGAATTGGAAAAATAAAAAATACTAAACAAAAAAGAGATATAGCAAAAGGATTAGGTTTTTTAGGTGATGGTACAACTTATGATATTTCTGGTAGGTTTCAAGTTGGAGATAATTTAAACAAAGGTTGGACACAAATACAAAGAACATTCTTTAAATATAATTTACTTTCTTGGTGGACTAATACTTTAAAAGAAAATTCAATGTTAGGTATGGCAAATTATTATGCTAATCAAAAAAGTTTAAGTTTTGACCAATTAAATAAACCACTACAAAGTTTTTTTGGATTGTATAATATTGATGCTACTAAATGGGATGTTATTAGAAAAACTGCAATGTCAAAAGCAGATGATGGAACAGAATTTATTAACATATCAGAATTAAGTAATATGTCTGATGCTGATATAAAAAAAATTACAGGCATGAATGATTTAAGTAAAACAGAATTACAAATGGAAAAAGATAAATTTAAATATTCTGTATCTGGAATGTTATTAGACAGATCAATTTATGCAGTAATTGAACCAGATGCTAGAACTAAAGGAACTATGACACAAGGTACATTAGCTGGAACTGGTATGGGAGAAGCTATTAGATTTGTTGGTCAATTTAAAGCATTTCCAATGGCTATAGGAAATAAAGTTTTAGGAAGAGAAATAGCTTTTTTAAGAAAAGGACCAAATCAAGATATAGGAAGAGGTATAAAAGGTTTAGCTTCTATTGTAGTAGTTTCTGCTTTTATGGGTTATATGTCAATGACAGCAAAAGATTTATTAAAAGGCAAAAAACCTCGTGATCCAAATAACATAAAAACTATAATGGCTGCATTTTTGCAAGGTGGTGGATTAGGTATTTATGGAGATGTTTTATTTAAAGAACAAAGAGACGCTGGATCAGTTGCTGCTGGACTTATAGGACCTGCTCCTACAACTGTTATTGATCTTGGTTTAGCTTTAAAATATGCTTTAAGTGGAGAAGGTGGTAAAGCTGGTAAAGCAGCTTATAGAACTGTAAGTAGTAACATACCTTTTTTAAATTTATTTTATATTAAGACAATATTTGACTATATGATAGGGTTTCAAATTATGGAAACAATGAATCCGGGTGTATTAAAAAGAGTAGAAAAAAGAATGAAAAAGGATTATAACCAAGAATATTTATTTACAAAACCATCAAAGAGTAATAAAGGTTTTTAAGACATGACAGTATCAACTACAATTATTAAGAATTTTCACAATGGTAATGGAAGTGCAACTAATTTTGCTTATCAATTTAGAATATTACAAGACACCGATCTTTTAGTTATTATTAGAACAAACTCCACAGGAGCTGAAACAACTAAAACATTATCAACACATTATACAGTAGCCGGTGCAGGAGATGCGTCTGGTGGAAGTATAACATTTACTGCAGGTAATATTCCTGCAAGTGGTGAAACAGTTGTAATCAGACGGAATGTCCCGCAAACTCAAGCAATAGATTATATTGCTAATGATCCATTCCCTGCGGAGACACATGAAGAGGGTCTGGATCGTGGTACTATGGTTGCTCAACAAGTTGCAGAGGAATCAGATAGATCAATAAAATTATCAAGAACAAACACAATGAATTCTACAGAATTTACTGTAGGTGCAACAGACAGAGCCAATAAAATTTTAGCATTTGATTCTTCTGGAGAAATTTCAGTAACACAAGAACTTGGAACTTTTAAAGGTAGTGATGCAACAACGACAACTGCCGCTTATGTACAAAGAGATATAATTAAATCAACAACTGCTGCTCAACTTAACAATGTTTATATTTGTGTAGCTGATAGTGTTGTTGGAGATTTACTTACAGACACAGATCATTTTGAATTATTAGTAGATGCTGTAAGTGCTGCAACAAGTGCTACAGCTGCAGCTAACTCTGCTAGTGCAGCAGCTACTTCAGAAACCAATGCAGCTACAAGTGAAACCAATGCCGCAACAAGTGAAACTAATGCTCAAACTGCACAGACAGGAGCAGAGACAGCAGAAACAAATGCCGAAACTGCAGAGACCAATGCTGCAACAAGTGAAACTAATGCTGCTGCAAGTGAAACTGCCGCTGCAACAAGTGAAACTAATGCTGCAACTTCAGAAAGTAATGCTTCAACATCTGCTTCAACTGCAACTACTCAAGCATCTAATGCTAGTACATCAGCAAGTAATGCTGCAACATCAGAAAGTAACGCATCAACAAGTGCAAGTAATGCAGCAACATCTGAAAGTAACGCAGCAACATCTGAAACAAATGCTGGAACATCAGAGACTAACGCATCTAATTCAGCTAGTGCAGCAGCAACAAGTGCGGCTGAAGCTGCGGCTTCTGCTGATGCTTTTGATGATGTTTATTTAGGTTCTAAATCATCTGATCCAACAACTGATAATGATGGTGATGCTTTAGCTGCTGGAATGTTATACTACAATACTGTATCAAATCTTATGCGTATTTATAGTGGTAGTGCGTGGGAAAACGTAGCTGTAAGTACAGTAGGATTTGCATCAAATGGATTTGCTATTGCAATGGCGATAGCATTATAATATAAGGATAAAATATGGCACAAAACTTTAGAAGATATACAAGCAATGATGTAGGCACAAGTGCTACTGCTATACCTAGTGGTGCAGCATTTGATAGTTATGATACTATTGTTGGTATATCAGTTGCAAATGTTACAGCTTCTGCTGTAGTTGCATCTGTATATATTAATGATGGTGCTAACGACATCTATCTAATTAAAGATGCACCAATACCAAGTGGATCAGCATTACAAGTATTAGATGGTGGTGCTAAATTTGTAGTTCAATCTGGTGATAGAATTTATGTTCAATCAGATACAGCTTCATCATTAGATGTTTGGGTATCAACAGTAGATGCAATTAGTACATAGGAATTAAATGCCATTTATAGGAAACCAACCAGCATTATCTTACACAAGTTTTGCTAAGCAAGAC